TTAACTTCTTTGATCAGATCCAATTTGTCGCCGGCACCAGGTGCGTCGTACATCACCTCGATGGTGCCCGATCCGCTGATCAGGCCGCCGTTGTTTGCTCGATAAGTAGCACCATGGGCGGTGACATCAAGCGATTCTTTCTCGACGGTCATAGACCACGAGCGCACAGCGGCGATCTCAGACAGACCGCCACTGGAATCTTTATCAAAAAAGACAGTGCCTTGCTGGCCGCGGTAGAAAGTCATGATCAGATGTCCAGAGTGATGGCGCCGTTGGTAACGAAGTTCAGGGTAATGACTTCGATTTCGCCCACAGTTGCAGAATACTCAGCCGAGGTGATAACACCGTCAAAACTGATTTTCTTGGTGCCGCTGGTATCCAGATATAGCTCGAACAGAGCAATACCTTCATCATTGGCAGTGTTGACGTGCTCAATGAACACGTTGGTTTCGTCGGAGCTCGATGCGGTGTAGAGGATCTCGCATGACCCAGAGCCGCTGATCAAACCGCCAACGTTGGCGCGATAAGTTGCACCCAGCGCGGTGGTGTCGAGAGATTCTTTCTCTACGGTCAGCGACCACGAACGGGTGCTGGTGATAGCGGCAGCTGAAGAGCCTGCGTCGTCGAATTTGACGCTGCCCTGCTGGCCTCGATAGAACGCCATGATTACAGATCCTCGAAGGTTTCAAAGGTCAATCTGACCCGTGTTTGGAAGAAACCCTCTGGGGATGGCGTAGCCACCACCTCGGGCCCAGTTGGGGGATCAAAATGGACCCCACTTACAACGATTCTATTGTACAGATCACGAATGCGTTTGCCCACGGTCAGATTCGCACCAGGCCCCACACCTTTAGCTGAAAAAATGTTGATAACGACGACACCCAGCACACTGTTGCTGCTGCCGGTGGTGCCGCCCATCGTCAAATAGCTGTTGTTGCCAAAAGACGTCAGACACTGCACCCAGGTGCCGTTGTTGACCGGACTGTATGCCTGGTTGTGGAAGACGATCGGTATAACCGGCGCTATGGCAAGCTCTGTTGCCAATCTGCCTTCGATGGCAGCACGCACTGTGTTGAGGTTGATCGCAGCCATCAGGATGAACGCGCAATGTTTTCTGCGCTTGCTCGTACGCTAGCTGTGATCTCAGCCGCCACCAGATCTACCCATCCGGGCGGGTTCTTTTTGCTGCCTGTGATGCCTGCAGCTATCCACGATGGCGGAAGATTGGTGCCATAACAGAGCGCTTCGGCATAGGGCAAACTGTTCGAAATGTGATACACGTTGCCCAGCGTTTCTGTCTGGTAATTCTTACGTTGTGGCAGTTTGACAGTCTTCGATACTGCGCCGCCTTCTGCTTCATATTCAACCACAGTGTTTTCTGCGATCACCCAGCTTGACCTGAATCTGCCCTCAAGCACAGGGCTTTCTTCTTTAAGTTTCTGGTCGGTGTTAAACACTGTGACACGCAACAGTTTCTCAAACTGGTCTGCAGCATAGGCGCCTGTCTGTGCCAGATTGATGCGGCGTGTCATCTCAAACCCTCAGAAACAACTCGAATGTGATGGGCTGGTTGTCCTGCTCAATGACGTTGATCTGAATGATCTGATGCACCACGTTGCTGATCACCACGCGATCGGTGAGGCTGGCTGCGGCAGGTAGATCTGCTGCAGCAACAATCAGTTTTTTGTCCTGTTCATGTATCAGCTCGTTGACTTCTTGCTTGCTGACTCGATCTAAAACGCCTTTAATCGCCGTGTCTGTGGCCGTCTCCGTCACAGCACCAGTAGTCGTGTTGTATGCACTGCCAGCGATTTGCCTGTAAGTGATATCGCCGCCAAATTTCTGAACCAGTGTGCTCGCAATCTTTTGTAGCGAGTTAACAAGTGCCATCAGACCCTGTATGCAATGCAAGCGCCATTTTGCAGCTTGATACTGGTAAACAGTCCACGGAGCTCAGAACCCGCTGGGAATGATTCGCCATTAAGGGTGTTTCCCGTCATGTTGGTGCTGATGATGGTGTCAATCTGGCTATTTTCATAGAAATCAATGTGATGAAAACGCCCAACATGAACAACTGTGTCATGAATGACCTCACCACCAAGGGTGTAGTCAATGCCGTTGCCTTGGTGCCCTTTGATGCCCATGATCAGATCTTGTAGGCCACGATTTTGCCTGAAGCCAGCGTCACACTAGTAAAAACACCCTCAATCTCGTCGCCCTTACCCAGGGGTACAGAAGTGAAAGCATTGCCGCTAGCATTCTGGACAATGGCGGTGCTGATCACAGCATCTGCTAATGCATAGAGCTTTTTGAACCGCCCTGTGTGCTCATTGGTGTCGGTGATATATTCGAAGCCGATGCCGTAGTTGCCGTTGTCAGACATGATCAGCTCCGTCGGATCGAAAAATTTCCTGGTCCGCTGATTCTAAGCCCCGTCAGATACCGTTCGAAGATCGGCGGCACTCGGTCCGCACCTGTTGCTGTGGCACTAGCACCTGCAGTGGTCACACTTAGACTGCCGATCGACACGGACTTGTAGTCTTCAAGCCCGCTGAGTGACATGCCGTCTTTATTGTTGTTTAGATAGACAGCCAACACCACCTGAGCCTTTTTGACCTGATCTGGGATCTCGGCGCTGGTGTAATAATCCGTTGTGATGCGGAATGGAAACCCAACGGCGTAAGTGTTGATGTAAGTATCCGGCTTGCGGACACCATCACGCGGCCATTGCAGCGCCTGGGTGTCAGTCGATCTAGCACCCAAAAAACGCTCACGATCAAGCCGTTGTGTGGCTGTATAGAGCGCCCGGTTTTTCTGATCGGTGGTGGCCGATCCCCAAGCGGTCACATCGTCATCTTGCACAAACCCTTCAACTATCAGATCCGCCGCTGCCAGCGTTAGGTAGCTGTTGGCGTTTACGCCGCCCACTGTTGCGTCGATTGTTATTGCCATCGTCGAGCAGTGGTTGGTTTTGTGCTAATTCAAGTTTAGGTGTGGGCTCTGCAATAGTGAAAGAGGCCCCAGCTTCCGCCAGGGCCTCACGATCACGCAGTCGCCTGAAGGCGAACAAACCCATTAGGCTTCGGCGCCCTTAATCACTGCGTAGTTCAGCACCAGAGCCTCACCTGCGGTAGTACCGAGGTTGGAAAGGGTGATGGTGAATGAGCCTGCGGCCACAGCACTCACACTGGCCACATAGGTGCCAGTGGAAGCGCCAGAGCGCACACACACCACGGGAACGTCATTGAGACCCACAAAAGAGTTGGTCACAACAAAGCTCACTTCGGCGCCACCTGCGAGGGAAGCGTCATGAGTGGTGATTTCACCAGCAGGCTTGTTGAGGGTGACCCCAGTAGCCTTGCTGGTCTCTTGAGCGACAGCGCCGCCAGTTCCTTCGGGATAGCCAATCGCCTTTCCAGCGGTGGCTTCAAAAACGGATGCCATGATTAGTGCCTCCTATCAATCCATGTTGGAAACGTTGGTGGCACGCACGACGCCGATGTTCTTCAGCTCGTACACCTTCGACCAGTTGCCCACGGTCTCCAGTTGAGCGCGGGTGGGGTTGACAGTAGCCACGCCCCACTTGGACCCAACGGGGTGATAGCAATAATGCAGGTCGATCGACATGGCATCACTCTTGGCGAGGATGTCACGGTCGGTCTCAGTCTGCATTGCCATCTGCTCACCAGAGGCGACAGCGCCTTGGGTGAAGAAATAAGTGGCATACTCGGTCGAAGAACCACTGCCGGCGGTTTGTACATCGTCAGAGACGATCACGCGCAGACCACAGAAGGTCGGCACATTAACATCGCCGCCATAGGCAGCCACCATAGAACCGCCCGACTGGGTGGTGGTGGTGCCGCGAGCATCAGCAGTGCTCACATAATCGATCGCCTTGCGCTCAACCAAGTCGTAGTAGACCTTTGAGTGAAGAGCGATCGCGGTCAGCTTGTCGCCTTGATCGCCCAGCAGAGCCTTGGCCTCAGCAACATGGCGGGGGCTGAGGGTAGTGGGGGTATCGGCAGACTCCGAATCAATGGTCAAACCAAAGAAAGCAGAGCTGCTGGTGTTGACGTTAAGGCTGCCAAACACACCAGCCAGGCAGGACAGAAGATCCTTCTGGCGCTGGTTTGCCACGTAATCGGCAATCTTGGCGCCAATGGCGGCCATCGGGTCAGCGCCAGCTGCCAGGGCAGCAAGGTCGCGAGCCTCAAAGGCGCGGCCACGGTGCAGGATCACGCCAACTTGCTTGTCGGCAGTGATTTTGCCGGGGGTGAGGCTGCTGCTGTCAGACAGCACCTCAAAATCGCCAGAAAGATTGGCTTTCCAGAAGGGGACGTTAATAAAATCACCGCCCTCCGTGGCATTCAGCTCAGCCATCGGCTGCACCACACCGGAAGCCAGGAAGGCATCACGCTGGGTGGTCTGCTCGATGACATACGGCGTAAATACCTCGGGGATGATGATGTCAGAGCGAAGAGTCGCCACGACAGATCCTCAAAGTTGGTTTACGGGTGAGGCGTAACCTCAGACGCGGCTCAGCGTAGCCTTGCGCGTATACAGCTACATCTTAAACAGATTTCGCTGCAGCTTTCATTCTCTCATATAGATCGCGGTCAGTCCGGAACAGTCGCGATTGTTCAGTGAGATTGAAATGCTCGGGCATAAATGGGTTTTTGGATCCTGCGGGAATCTCGCCCGATCCGCGATTGATTGGAGCACCACTGCCCTGCGGTTTCGGCTGCTTTTGCATCCATGCCGGCAGCGTCTTTGCCCATTCCTGCACAGGAATCCGCTGGTAGCCATCCACGACCACCACGGTGCCATCCTGCTCGCGCTCGATCTTGTCGGCGCTGAGTTTGGTCTTCAAGATCAAATCCGGATCGTGCACTACATCCGCGAGTGCAGATACCGCCGGACTGACCAACTCCAATTCACGCACCCGAGATTCGAGCTCCGCGATCTTTTGGTCTTTTTCCGCGGTGATGTCCCTGAATTGTTGCTCCAGGGCTTGCCGGGCCTCGCTGTATTTGCCCTGGCTTTCGAGTTCTTCTTGTTCTTTGCGCCGCTTAAATTCGAGCAGCTCATTCACATCGACGCCCTCCGGCACCGATGGTGATTTGGTTTTCAGATCCTTGATCTTGCCGATCAGCTCGTGATTTTTGCGCTCTAACGCTTCGATGCTGCGTTTCAGCGCGGTAAGATCCTCTCCATCAGTCGCCGTAGGCTCCTGGATGATTTCGTCAGACATGAATGACCCGTAGGGCTATTTCTGACGCATCCTAACTTATCACTTTTTGCCTCGCTTGCCCTTCGGAGGCACGCCTGCTTGGCGCAATGCAATCGCGAGTGCCTGTTTGCGACTTTTTACGGTGGGTCCCTTGCCCGGTCCAGGCTTGCCGCTGTGCAGCTGACCCGCTTTATATTCGCCCATCACTTTGCCAATCTTGGCCTGTTGTTTAGAGGGCTTTTTAGGCATCTAATTTGCCGTATCTGCGGCGGAGCTGATCCAACGTTAGCTCCGATCCATCATCCCGCACGAGTTTGGCCATCGCATTGTCTGCACCATGTTCTTTGGTCAGCTTATCAAAATACGCGACTTTTGATTTGCCAAGCACTTCTGCTTTAACAGTGGCTGGTTGGTCGTACAGCCACTTACCATAGCTTGTCCCTGCCGGCACGGGTCCGTCCATACTCGATCTGCGCCCTGGTGCCGGTGGCACAAAATCATATCCTTGCTCTTTGAGACCCGCATAATCGATGATCGGCACAGTTGTGCTGCGACAGTTGAAATGCTGCGGTGGTGTAGGACCTTTCCCATAGTCGAATTCTTGACCGTCCAGCGCCCGGCAGATTGGTGAGGTTTTAGTATCGAGCGTCGCAATATATCTGTACTTTTTTGTGACGTCTTGGTTGGCTTGGTATACCTGTTGGCTGGCCATATTAGCCACCTGGTTGATACTGGTACGTACAAGCGCCGCCACCTGGTTGTTAGCGACTGTTGTGGCCTGGCCTCCTGCTGCCACAAGCTGCCTGACAGTCTTTGCTTGCTCGCCAAATTGCAACGACCCAATCAACTGCTTGGCTATTTGGGCATTCGTCTCACCTGACAGGAGCCCCGTCCTGACCACTTGATTGAATCGTTCGGCCTGATCTACCGCTAGGCCCCTGAAGGCCTTCTCGACAATCTTTCCGTTGGGCAGCGTGATGGCGGTGCCCTTAGCTGCAGTCAAACTGTACGTTTGCGGCGCCCCCTGTACTGCAGCTACCAGATCGTCACTGAGCGTCACCACGTTGATCTGTGTTGGATCGGTGGTCACTACAGACTCTGCAAATTGCGGGCTGATCTCGACAGTGTTGACCAACCCACGCGTGTCTTTTGGCAGCGCTCGACGCAGTTGCTCGGTGACGAATTCAGATTGAAGCTCAGCCAAACCTTGCAGCTCGGCTGCTGTGATTTCGGTGCTGTCACCTGCCCAAGTATTCAGGCTCTCTTTGAGCTGCTGGATGATGCCGCGCAGTCTTGCAGCTTTATTCGGTGCTGCCAACTCGTCTGTCGTTCGTAGCTGATCTACAGCGCGAATGATGATGTCGTTGTAGGCGTTGATGATGCGCCTTGCCACGCTGTTGCTGTAGCGATTCAGATCAATCGCGTTGCGGTACAACGCAGCAGGTGTGGTCATTGGTTGATGCCAAAGTATGACGGGTCCTCGTCACAGATCACGGTCACATCTGCGCCGCATTGAATCGCCTGGGTGATTGCAGCCATAAATGCATCAAAGCTGTTTTGGCTGCGTTCCATGATCTGGAATTCATCCACCTCATGTGGCTTGCCACTCTTAAACCAACTCAAACGCACCACCGCGAATATGTCGTCGGGCAAAGGTTTTCGGCTGTAGCCAAGCGTTTGTCTGCGGGGTGGCCTTGGCTCCATCGGATCTGTCACATCAATAATCTGGTCTGTCACAGCTCTTCAGGTGGCGGCAGTTCTTCGATGCTTGCTGGCGCTTCTTCTACTCCGCCAGTCTCGATCAGCCCACCTGTCTGTGTGGCATCGATTTCGTCTTCTACGTCAAAATCATCACCTAGTACTTCACCTTGTGCAAGTTGATCGAGCAGCGTTTTCTGCGTGATCGTGCCTGCGGTGTAGAGCTGCAACAGCGCCAGCTGTTCTGCAGGCTCCAGCTTGGTGCCAACAAAATCGCGATTAACAAACGAACTGCCCGCCTGCGACAGGTTCAGATAGTCGGCGTGGAACTGCAAACAATTATCGATCAGGTCTTGTACCTGTTGAGCGATCACCATCATGGTGCTGTCGCCTTGGCTGCGGTCGATCCGCTTGGCCTCAGCAGTCTCCGCCGATAATTTCTGGCCCAGCACTGCAGACAATCCCAGCTCATTGATTTGTTTTTCAAGCTGCTCCATGCGGCGAAATTGCGAATCAAAACTCGTGCCGCCTGGCTCAATATACTCGGCGCGGCCTTCAGCTGGGAATGCAATTGCTTCGCCTGGCCCTGCAGACACCTCTTCGGCACTGGATGGGAATCCAAAGAACGCCAGCATTGGCACCGCGGAGATGTGCAGCTGGTTGTCCAGGTCGCTTTGGATCTGGTACATCTTGAGGTTGAGTTCTGCAATATCCTCAAGTGGCGGGCGGCTGTCCATAAAACCCACCCGATTTGCATACGCAACGGTGAATGGGATTTCAGCCAGACTGGTGCCGCCATCCTCGGTTTTAGACCATTCAGATTTTTCG